GAAGAAGTTAATCTAGATGAAATTTTAGCTGAAATTGATAACGAGGTTTCAGAAGACGCCAGAACAGATGCCGAAGAAGAAGGCTATGAAGATGGTATGGAAGATGAAAAAGAAGATATGGAAGATGATGAATTAAATCTTGACGATATGTCAGATGATGATTTAAAATCATTCATTGAAGACGTTATCGCTGATATGGTTAGTGCTGGTGAATTAGAAGCTGGTACAGAATTTGAAGCAAAAGACGAAGAAGTCGAAGTAGAAGTTGAAGACGAAATAGAAATTTCGGAAGAAATGAAAGACGAAGATAAAATGGAAGAAGCAGTAGGTAACCCTATTAGCACTTCTGTCAAAATGGGATCTAAAAATAAGTACGATGAAGATTTCATGAAAGCTATTAAAGGTGATATTAAAAATTTATCATCAGAATTAAAAGCTTCAATGAAAAAAGCTCTTGGACTTAGTGAAGATCTTGACGAAATCAATACTAGTGCAGGTATGAATTTAAGCTATACTAAAGGAAATAAATACGATGAAGATTTCATGAAGGCTTTTAAAGGTGATATTTCAAAACTATCACAAGGTTTAAAAGACAAATTGAAAGGTCTCTTCAAAGAGGAAATGGAATTAGATGAAGCTTATAATACTATCAACACTTTAAGGTCTGAATTACACGAAGTAAATTTACTTAACGCAAAACTTCTATACACAAACAAGATTTTTAAATCAAAATCATTGACTGAGAAACAAAAAGGTAAAGTTTTAGAAGCGTTTGACAAAGCAAATGACGTCAAAGGAGTAAAATTAGTATACGAAACTCTAGATAAAAACATGAAAGTGAAATATAAGAGTTCAGTTACTGAAGGAATCGTAGGTTCCGCTTCTAAGGGCATGAGTAATGTTAAAACTATGAAAAAACAACCTATAGTTGAATCAAATGAAATGGTTTCTAGATTTCAGAAACTTGCAGGTATAAAATAAATTATAAATTAAAATTAAAACTTAAAAAATGAGTCAATTAAACTCCCTTTTAGAAAGTGCTAATCCTTATAAGTCGCTACAAAGTGATGCGGCTAGATTAGCAAACAAGTGGGATAAGACAGGATTGTTAGAAGGTATCGGAAATGAAACCAACAAAAACAATATGTCTATGATCCTAGAAAACCAAGCTAAGCAATTAGTTATGGAAGAAAGTAGCACAGGTGGTGGCGCTGGTGCTGGTACATTTACTCCTGGAACAGGAGCACAATGGGCTGGTGTAGCTTTACCATTGGTAAGAAAAGTATTTGGACAAATAGCAGCAAAGGAATTTGTTTCTGTTCAACCAATGAACTTACCTTCTGGTCTAGTATTTTTCCTAGATTTCCAATATGGTACTACAAAAACTCCATTTGCTGATGGTTCATCTTTATACGGTGATCCAAGTCAAACTCCTCCAGGATTTGGTAACACAAATACAGGTGGTCTTTATGGTGCTGGTAGATTTGGTTATTCAATCAACAACACATCTTCAGTAATAGCAGCTGGAAACATGGCAACATCTTCCGCTAACTTTTACTCAGATTTAGATGCTGATAGTGATTTTTTAACAAGAATCTCTGGTTCAGGTGCTACTCAAGTACAAGTATGTACAATACAAAAAGCAGCTTTAGGTGCAAATGCTGATTATGAAGCTATTCAAGGATTTTACCTTTCAGGTTCAAATGGTCCAACAGTAGCTCAACAATTCCCACAGTTTACTAAACAAACTGCTACAACTATTGACTTTATCGTTACTAGTGGATCTATTGATCCAGCAGGTGCTGCAGGTGTTGCTTCATTAATATATACATTACAACCAACTGATGCTGATAGAGGTGATTTTGAAGAAGGTAATAACAACCTAAACAATAACAACAACCCAATCACTATCCCAGAAGTAAATGTACAAATGAGAAGTGAAGCTATCGTAGCTAAAACTAGAAAATTAAAAGCTGTTTGGACTCCTGAGTTTGCTCAAGATTTAAATGCTTACCATTCTCTAGATGCAGAAGCAGAATTAACATCAATTATGAGTGAATACATTTCATTAGAAATTGATCTAGAAATTTTAGCAATGCTATTAGATGCTGCTCCAACTACAGAGTACTGGAGTGCTAATAATAACGAAGCTATTTCTGCAACAGGTGTAGTACAAGCTGATTTAGGATTCTATAACTCTCAAGGTCAGTGGTTCCAAACTTTAGGAACTAAAATGCAAAAACTATCTAACGAGATTCACCAGAAAACTTTAAGAGGTGGTGCTAACTTTATGGTAATTTCTCCAAAAGTAGCAACTATTCTTGAATCAATCCCAGGATTTGCTTCAAATTCTGATGGTGATGCTGCTAAGATGAAGTATGCGTTTGGTGTTCAGAAAGCTGGACAAATGAACAGTAGATATGATGTATACAAAAACCCTTATATGACAGAGAATACAATTCTTATGGGATATAGAGGTGGACAATTCTTGGAAGCTGGTGCAGTATTTGCTCCATACATTCCATTAATTATGACTCCAATGGTATACGATCCAGATACGTTTACACCAAGAAAAGGTCTATTAACTAGATATGCTAAGAAAGTAGTAAGACCAGAATTTTACGGAAAAATCCAAATAGGTGGATTAAACACTCTATAAGAGTAACTGTATAATTTTTAATAAAGAGAGGCGCTATTTGCGCCTCTTTTTTTTCCTTAAATATTTATAATCAATAAACAGTTTTTACAAATATATGGCATCAAAACCCCACACAGATGAGATTTATAAGGAAAAAAGAATTCCTAAAAATCCAATTAAGTTTAAACTTCAACTAAATGAAGAACAAAAACTAGCAAAAGAAAAAATATTAAATAATACTATTACTTTACTTGCTGGATCAGCGGGTTCAGGTAAAACGTTATTATCATGTCAAATAGCGTTAGATGGTCTATTTAGGAGAATTTATGATAAGGTAATAATAACACGTCCAACAGTATCAAAAGAAGAAATTGGATTTTTACCTGGTGATTTAAGAGAAAAAATGGATCCTTGGGTTCAACCTATCTACCAAAATATGTTTTTACTTTATGATAAAGTTAAAGTAGAAAAATTCATTGAAGAAGGAAAAATAGAAATTGTACCTGTATCATTTATGAGAGGTAGAACATTTGTAGATTCATGCATTATAGTAGATGAAGCACAAAACGTTACTCATGAACAAATGGAAATGATTATAACTAGAATAGGTAAAAGAAGTAAAATGATTATATGTGGAGATGACCACCAAGTTGATTTAAAAAATAAAGCAGATTCTGGATTTAGATTTATATATAAAGCAGCTTGCAAAATAAAAAAACTAGAATCTATTAAATTACTTGAAAATCATAGAGATCCTATTGTAGAAGATTTAATTGAATATTATGAAGAAAAAATATTAGGTGGAATAAAATTAAAAACTTCCGGCTCTAAGGGAAGGAAGTAATAATTTCCGCATATTTATAATAAAAATAAGTATGGCATCAACACTTACACCAACTACATTCAAAGTTAAAATTAAAGAAGAGCACGTAGTTCGAAATATCAGCACACTATATGAAAATATAGTTGAAATTAAAAATGTTACTAACGTTGATAGAAGAATAGTTACTATTCCACATACATCATCAGTTGATTTAATTAACATAAATGGTGTAGTACCAGGAGCAGGTACATTTCCATCAAGTAGTATTCAATATGCAAGAATTACTAATTTAGATAATTCAAGTTCTCTAGCAGTTACATTTAGTAGCTCAAGAGATGAATATTGGTCACAAAAATTAAACCCAACCACATCTTTAGTGTGGTCAGGAGCAGAAGTAAGTGGTAGTTCATTTAATGGTACACTTTCTTCAGATTTAACATCAATAAAAGTCTATCCAATGAGTAGCAGTATAGATGTTGAATACGTAATTGTAAACGCTTAACAAAAAAAACAATGGCAAACATTCCAATATGGCCCGGATCTAGTTCATTTCACCCAGGAGATACACCTTTTGGTTTTTATGATACAGACATAGAATTTCAAACAGATGCAAATAAAGTATCAGTTTTCTCAGCAAGAAGGCTAGGATATCCTATTGTAGATGTTGAATTACAAGATTTAAACTTTTTTGCTGCTTTTGAAGAAGCAGTTACAGTATACGGTAATGAAGTATATGCATATAAAATTAGAGAAAACTATTTATCCCTAGATGGGGCGGATGATACAATAGATATTAATAATTCAATAGTAACTCCTAGTTTAGCTAGAGTAATAGAATTATCAGAACAATATGGTACTGAAGCAGGAACAGGTGGTAATGTAGATTGGAAACAAGGAGCAATTCGTTTAGAAACAGGTAAACAAGAATATGATTTAGATGCTTGGGCTGTAGAAAATGGATATTTAAAGGGTGATTTAGAAATTAAAAAAGTATTTTTTGAAGGTGATCCTGCTATTATAAAATTTTTTGATCCATATGTAGGATCAGGAGCAGGCATTATGAATGTAATGGATAGTTTTGGGTGGGGTAATTATTCTCCTGCTATTAACTTTGTATTAATGCCTATAAATTACGATTTACAAGTAATACAACAGATAGAATTAAATGATATGATTAGAAGATCTAATTTTTCATTTGAAATTCACAATAATAAATTAAGAATATTCCCTATACCAACAGCAAACAGCACAGTATACGCTCCTAATTTATATTTTGATTTTTTACTTAAATCAGAAAGAATAGCAAATTCTATTAAAGATCTTCCTGGCAAGATAAATGATATAAGTAGAGTCCCTTATGTTAACCCAACATATACTAAGATAAATTCAGTAGGTAGAAGTTGGATATTTGAGTATACATTAGCATTATGTAAAGAAATGTTAGGTTATATTAGAGGTAAATACGATACAGTACCAATACCAGGTTCTGAAGTTCAATTAAATGAAGCTGATTTAATAACAGCTGCTACAACAGAAAAACAAGCATTAATAGATAGATTAAGAGCATACTTAGATGAAACTTCAAGAGAAAAATTACTCGAAAGAAGATCACTAGAAACAAATTTTAGGAAAATAGAACTTGAAGAAGTTCCTAATGTAATTTACATAGGTTAATATGGCATTATACGGTGGACAAAGAGATATAAGCCTATTTAGGCATATAAATAGGGAATTAATGGGTAATATCATTACTCAACAATGTGCATTCTACAAATATAAAGTAGAAGAAACAAATGTTAACATTTATGGTGAATCCGCACAAGAAAAATACTATATGGGTCCTGTTTTATTAAATTGTATAATAGAAAGACGAGACCAACAATACCCAGAAACTGATTTAGGTACTGATTTTAGTTGGGGAGCTACGTTTAAATTTTTAAGAGATGATTTATTAGAAGCATCAAAAGATTTTAATAAAAACTTTGATAAAGGTGACCATAATTATGGAGCTAATTTAGTCCCTGAAGTAGGTGATATTATTTTATACCAAGAAGGATATTATGAAGTAGATACAATAGTATCAAACCAATATTTTACAGGTAAAAACCCAGATTACCCTAATGAACCTGGAAATTTTAATCCAGGATTAGAAAATTTTGGAAGTAGTATTTCAATTATTTGTGAAACTCATTATGTACCCGCTGATAAAGTAGGTATTACTAGAGAAAGATATATATAATGACAGAAAAAGGAAGAAAACCAATACCAAAAACTCAAAGACAATTAAGTCTTTCACAACAAACTCCATATGTTCCTCCTTTAGGCGCACCTGGTTTTTCCCCTACTGGTAACCCTAATAGTGAAGTTCCTTTTAATGAAAATAGAGGTGCTCAAATATCATATAAAGGAGATAATACAAAACCCTTAACATTAGGTTTTAAAGAAATTGATGAAGCTATATTTTATTATTTTGATAATGTTATTAAACCTTCAGTACTACAGAATGGGTCAAGGTTAAATGTCCCTGTTATATATGGTAATCCTGAAAGATGGAAACAAATCCAAAAAGATGGATTTTATAGAGATCTAAAAGGTAAAATTATGATGCCTATTATTGTCTTTAAAAGAAATAATTTTGAAAAATTAAGGAATTTATCAATTAAATTAGATTCTAATAACCCAAACAACATTCATGTTTTTGAAAAACCATATAGTGTTAAAGATGCTTACAGTAATTTTAATCTATTAAATAATAGAACACCACTCAAAGAATATTATGCGGTTATTATGCCAGATTACGTGAAAATAACGTATGACTTTGTAGTTTCAACGTACTACGTGGAACAACTAAACACGTTGATTGAAAATATTCAATACGCGTCTGATTCATATTGGGGAAACCCAGAAAGGTTTAAATTTAAAGCAATAATTAATAGCTTTGCTACACCTGTAGAAATAGTCCAAGGTGGAGAAAGAACAGTAAAAGCTACATTTCAATTAGATTTATATGGGTATTTAATTCCACAAAATATACAAAAAAGTATGACATCTATTTCAAAATACAGTAGTAAATCAGTAGTAAAT